TTTTACCATAGAAGACCTTCTAAAACATTATTTACAGAAAAAGTTTCACATTCTCCGCAATAGAAATGCCATTATAAACGAATCCGACATTGATGAGTTAATGGGATACATTGTCGAAACTACCACTGTTTAATATTATAGGCGGGGATGCCCCGCCTATTGATTATGCAACTTCAAAATAATGTCCGATCAAATCTATGATATCATTTTGCAATGCATTTCCTGAATCTCTTGTACATTTATACACAATCTCATTTTGAATATAATATTTATCTTTGTAACATTGCATGTTTTTTCTCCACGGAATAGGATCATCTTTTGTTCCACTGTGTTCCTCATCTACAATTTCGTACAAACTTTCTGTTCCAGTTCCGGGCGAATGCTGCTCTTGAATCGTGAGGTTATCTTGATTTACGGAATAGAGTTCGTTTTCGTAAACAAACCTAAATCCTCTTTTCACCGTTTGTCCAACGATTTCACTAAATGTAGGGTGTAGCGACTTATAACGAATCGCTTCATCATTTGTGAGATTATAAGTGTTAATTTCTTCTGGAATTCTCACCATCATAAGCTCCATCGCAAGATCATTTTTTGTGGGGATGTATGGAGTTTCAAAGATCTCCTGATATTCTTGAACCCTTAAAATATGTTTCGGAATCATTTCTCCGTCAGGTGCTTGACTTTCTTCAACTACCTTATATGAGGTGACGATTTCAAATCCTTCCTTGTATTCCAAATCATCGCCTGTTACGATCGGTAAATATCCACTGTTAAGATAATCATCTTTATCGGGGGAAATAATTTGTTTATCGCCAACGCGTAAAACAGATGGTGCATATATCAATATTCCGTCTTCTAATTTTCCAAAGTTCGTATTCATATTTTCTCCTTATTTTTTACAGCATATTCCACTTCAATTCCCGCATCTACGTCTCCACCGTCTACCGTGATAACTGTTGTTGGATGGTATGTTGTTAATGCTCTGATTGCATCTTGTTCGGATTGTGAGATAGGGACTATCACCTCTTTTTCTAACACATATTGCAATGTAGTTTTGCTTTGTGACAACCAATTTCTTAGCGTTTCTACATCAGGAAACACATCTTTAGGCAAATTAATTCTTATAATCCTTGTGAACATATCTTGACCTAACCTATCAGTTGCCCAAACTCCGGACTTATATGATGAAAAAGTTAAAGACGACCTTTGCCCCACATTATTACTAATGGCTTCTCTAAGTATATACCCAAAATTATTGATGTTTCCGTTACTTCCATAAAACTTCCAATCTTCATTCCCATTTAACATAACGCTTCTGATTCTTCTAGCAATCCCATCTTTTGTAATTTTATCTTGATATTTTCCGATGCCCCTAAGAGGTTCATCCATTGTTATTGTAGCAGTCTGTTCGGGGAAATATGGTTCATATGAAGTAGCTGTTGTTCCTAATTCGACTTGTATATTTTTTAAATCTTTCATTTCTCCATTTATTCGTACATAGTTAATTCCATCTTCTACAGAAAGTCGACCATGAGTTAATTGTATATTTTTAATAAAATGTTTATCTATATCATATAACTTGTAACCATAACCGGTCTTTTTCCCACTTATAAAATATGTTTTCCCACTAAATACCGGAATAAAATCAGAAACAAACCAACCGTCTTTCATGGATATAAAATCACTATTCGCGTCACCAAACTCAACATTTAATTGTACACTATCTTTATCAAACAAATTCTTTCCAGTAACTCTAACATCGACTTCATACTTCTGCTTCTCATCATTCCATTTTCCAACATTCTTAATCTGTTGTGGATAATCGGGTGATGGGGAGGGTTTACCACCTGTGTAAGGCTCATAAGGAGATGCTTTGTCTCCAACCTCCACCATAAGCTTAGATGTGTTATTCTCGAGAACCTTGTCAAAATTTAACTGTCCAATCTCTCCATCGGTAATAGCCATTATAACAAGATATTTTGTATCTTCTTCGGTAGTAATAGTCACAGGTTTATCTAATGTTGTTTCAGTCGCTTTAGTAATCTTAACATTAAACGCTGGAAGTTCCGCTGTTAAACCAACCCTATTTTTTCTTGTCATGTCGTTGTTAATATTTTTTCTACCATGTATTGTGTAAGTTGTGTTTGGTTCACATGGCAAATATACTATAGCATTATTAGTGTATGGTACAATTTTTTTGTTTTCTCCGGCATAAAAATATGCATGTAAATAATTGTCCGTTAGCTTAAACAACTGTTTTCCTGTTGTACTGTCTTGGTGTGAATTACCTAGTATACTAAATCGTTTAAAAGGAGCTTGTCCGCAATTTGTCAATATCACTTGCTTTATTCCTTTTGACGTTTCGTAGTTAAATTTGAAAGTCATAAAAGCTCTTCTTTTTAAAAATATCATGTAATATCAAACTCCTTCCAAAACATCGCATTTTGTTCAATCTGACAACAATATTTCTTGTTTGCCTGTGTGACGAATCCATCTAACGCGATTGTTGACGGTAGTATCACCTTAGTTGGCGTTGATCCACTTGTGAACCAAAATGGATAGATATTTACGGCATCAGGTAACTCTTCTTCAAGCGTTAAATTTAACTCTGTAACTTCTCCCCATACTGCTTGTACGTTCGGTTTTAACGCATATGTAGTTTCTTGAGGACGTTCTTCTTTTATGTTTGTACTGATCGGATTTTTCTGTAAATAATTTTTAATTGCTTCCTGAAGCTGCTCTGGTGAAATCTCGCCTCCGCTACTTCTAATTTTCTTTAGCAAAATTGCATATACTTCGTCTGCTCTCATAGTTGTACCTCATCAATTTACAATTTATACCATTGATCTGTTTCCTTATGGAATTTATAATAATCTCCGGTGTCAAGACATAACGCCGAACTTCCTGTGCCTACATAATGCGGAAGTTTTGATATATCACTCGATAATCCCTCATAGCTTCTGATATTCCCTCTCACATCCACACAAGCAAAACTGCCTAAATCCCATATCTCTTCTCCCGGCTGATACGTCTTTCCGTCCACAACCGTTATTGTTTGTGCTATCGCCATTTCTGTTCCTCCTACGCTATTTCAAAATATTGTCCAATGAGTGCCGATGGTTTAAAATACAATTTTTCTTTTTGACCATACATTGATTCTGGATTAAGAACTCCACCTCTCTTACACAAATAAACTAACTCATTTTCGATATAATACTTCCCGTATTCATATTCAAATCCACTTACGTTTACGCTATCTGGCACGGGAATAGGATCTGAATACGATCCTTCGTAACCTTCGACAAGCTGTGTCCACAATGTAGGTTCTGCCCCCGGAAAACGGTCCTTTTGTTTCTGGTGATTCTTATTCAGATTCCACAAGAACCCTCCAAAGTTTCTTCTTTTATCTTTTTGGTTTTGTACATCATATGCGTACCCGTCTGGATCATCTCCCCAATCTGCGTACAGCCCTTTTACTTCAACGGCTTGTGCGTCCGTATTAGTGAGAGAAGCGATTTTTGCCTGATCCACAACCGCTTTTTTACCGCTAATCACTTTTTCGATGTAACTTTGAGTGTTTGATACCTTTTCGTTATACTTTTCGAGATATTTTCCTGTTAATTCATCGCCGTACTCAACCGAATTAACCGCTTCCTTGCTCGTTAATCCATCAATATAATCCAACAAACACTGCGCATAACTTTCTTTTTCTAAACGCTTGATCTCTTGCTTTTTATACAAGTCAGTAATTTCTTCCTCATTCAATTCTCGTGACTGTCCGGTTGAATCTTTTAAAATAACTGACATTCCGCTTGAAATACTGTCTTCGTATGCGTTTCTAATGGCAATCATGTCAGATTCGTTGTAGCCAAACGCATAAGACGCTATCATAACATCTGACAATATTTCATTTTGTACTTTCATCTTAATTTCCGCTTTTTTACTTTCCTTTACCTCATCCAATGTAGGGTTGTAAGGTTTAGGATTAGGAGAAATTTCAGGCTCGACATATACACTTCCGTCGTTTGATAATTGATATCCGTTGTACTTTTTTGTAACAGAATCATTCCTGTAAATAGTTGTAAATTTTTGATAAAAAGTCCCGCCGATATCTATTGTGCATTCTTTATCAAGAAATAGATCAAACCCATTTTTATTTTCTATTACATCAGTTCCAAACTTAACCGTAACGATATTATTTGTCGGAATTACGGTTGCTTTGTGCGGAGTTTTTTCTCCTAAGAATCTTATATATGCCATATGTATTTCTCCTTTTTATTTGTTTGAATAATGCGTATTTGTTGGAGTTGCAACCTGAAACTGGAAAAGTCAAAAATCATGTTATCGAAGAAGATAGCAATGCTAATGGTAAATATCGCAAATGGAGCGACGGAACTCTTGAAATGTGGTTCAATTCTCCATTTACGTGCGCGATCGGAACAAAAGCTGGTAGCATTTACACAAGCGGACAATTTACATTAAACTTCCCGGTTGCATCAAAAACAAAATGTAATATCGTGCTCACAATAGGAGCTGGCGGCGCGATATGGGGCAAGGTGTACGGATCTGCAAATGACTACAAATCAAGCTTTTCATACCATTTGCTTGCTGCTACGGTATGGAATACAGCAAGTTTTGATTTATCCTATTACGCGCGTGGAACGTGGAAGTGATAAGCGTTATTTAATTTCCCACTCCGCATCGATAAAAAGATAGCTGTTTGTTGCTTTTGGTATGCAGATAAACAAATTTCCGTTTGTCCTTGCCATAGATGTGCAGGCCACCGGATTTTTATATGACCCATCTGACGCTGTCACATTTACAACAGTATCATTTAATGGGCGATACTGTGACGGTATCGTAAAAACATTGTCGTACACATTATTCGCGACTATTGTGGCAGTTGTATAAATTTCCATATTTAGGTGTATCGTTTTACCGATTTTATACGAGTTGTTTGCTATGGCTGTCCACACTCCGACCCTTATTCCCAGATCGGTCGGTGTGAGCGTCTTTTTATCATGATGCGCTTGTAATTGTAACAAATATGCATTTAGCGCAGCTACAGCCTGCGCTCCTGCGATCATCCCCGGTGTTTTGTTCGCCACTATATCATCAAGATTGTCTATGATTCTAGATTTATCGGCGGAATCGTTTATAGCTTGGCATATTTCATTAATTTGTTTAGCCCCTAGATTACTCCCGGATTGAGTATAATCTGTTACGTCTTCCAAAGAATAGCTTGCATCTTCGTTTTGAGTAATTAAGTACTTTCTTTTTCCAGCCATGCTTGAAGCTAATATATCATCTTTAAAATTAACAGGTAATTCTTGCTTTGGCATTATATTCTTACCTCCTTAAATCTTCCAAGAATAAATGGAATTTTTCTAAGACCGATAGTCTGTCTTTCAATAATATCTTTCATTTTTTCACATGCTTTTTCCAATCTGTTAAGTTCATCGTATTTGATAAACATTCCATTCGGATAGAACGTCTTTTTGATTCCGATATCCTGTGTGAAAATTGATTGATTTATCTTTTCTATATTACCCTCAAACAAATTGAATTTCTCATAATCCCACAACTCCAAATAATCAACAATATCTTCTCCCATATTTTGAATCGAAAATTCTTTATTAACTTCATTTGCTTTTTCTTTTAAATATAGGATATTGTTTTTTATTCGGTTGTAATCTTCTAAATTCATTTTGTCTGTAGACGCCCAATTTGTTTTTGGTTTTATCCAATCTACCTCCATGACATTTCCACCTTTCTAGCTTTCATGTTTCCAGACCACGCTCCGTTAAAGGATATTTCATTTTGATAAGAGCGAATCAAAGCGTCTTCTCTTCCTTTTAGTTCCATGTAGAACAAATCATTCGCCTCCGTTCTTGGGTCTCCACGCCACGAGATTTCGTAGTCTATGTTTCCGAGATAATATTCCGCTATCCATTCTTCCAAATCTTTTGCGTGCTGAATTGTGCTTATAAGAGGGTTATTCCATGTGATTTCTTGACCGTTTACGTTGTGATTCACAATGTAGTTATTTTCTTCTGTAAGATACTCATATCCCTCAACCTTTACTTTTACATCTGTTTTTGCCTTTATATTAGTGATTCGCACTTTAATGTAAAAATCGCTTGAATCAACAATACTCACTTTTAACTCTGGATTTTCTGGAACTGATACTTTAAATCCGTATGACGGCCTGTTAAAGTAAATCGTATATTCAGAATCGCTTTCAAAAGAAACTGTTTCTTGGATAAGCTCTTCAATCGCTCCGGTGCTTTCCTTGTAATTTTCTCTAGTAATCACAATATTTTTTATTTTTTCATATCGTGTTCCGGTAGGATTTTTAATCAAATCCCTTACCCTGTCCAATCTATAATCCGTAACATCATTAATCAAAATATTATCTATGAATAATCTTGAATTTGAATATCCTTTTGTTACCTCAATTACCATTTTATTAAACTCAAGAAAAACATGATCTGTTAAAAAACTAATATCCGGTTTTTTTACAATAAACTCTTCTTTTAAGACTCCATTGTTATATGTTACTATTTTAAATTCTTCCGGTGCTGTGTTTCTAAAATTAATAATCAAGCCATACGCATCGAATGAAGATTCCAAGTTCACTGTGATTTTCGGGTTTTTTTGAAATATTCCATTTCCATCCGAAACAGAATCGCTTACATATCCAGTATTTAGGTAATTATTGTCTTTCGGCAAAAAATAAAGACTTCCATCTACTACGGAAAAGTCTTTACTTGCATTTGCGTAAGCATCTTTTTTACTCTCTTTCAAGATGTTGTCTATCTTACCAAAATTTGCAATATCATTTGTTTCGGCAATCATATTGGGAACAAATGATGAACGCAATATGATTTTATTTTTTCTATCTTCTCTCAATGTACATCTTCCGGCATTTGCAATAATCTGCAACGCTTCTGCATGACTTACAACTGGAAGTGGATTATACACAATTATCTTTTTTAAATATGGATCTATATAATATTCTCTTTCATCTGTAATTCCAGCGCTTTCCAAAACTTCTAAAGCCAAATCATATAAAGAGATTCCATCTTTTCTGTATTTTCCTCCGTAAAAGTTATCCCTCAACTGATAAAATCTATCTGTTGATGTAAATACAGCCTCTGTGTCATTTGCTGACCATGAATTAAGATATGTCGTTGTTTCATTAAGCCACTCTATATCACCGTTTCCTGTCACATCATATCCGAAGGTAACTTTCACTTCCTGTCCTATTTCCATATACGCAATAGCGCTTTCTGGATTGTCTACGCTATAATACAAATCTTGGTTATCAACCTTGATAGAAACATCCATACTTGGAATACTTTCTGATATCGGAGAAACATATTCTTTCATGCTGCAACCCATCACTTTTTCATTTGTAAATGTATTTGCAATTCCAAATATCATGTTTCCAATTCTGAGTCTGCCTTTCCCATTCACCATAGTTTTTGGCTTTATCCAAAAATAATTCGTTCCGTCAAAAGAATCTTCGGTAACAAATTTTTCCGAACTATTTTTATAGATTCTAGTGGTCAAATTTGTCTCTATAGTAAATTCTGTCGGATAACAATGACCGAAATCTATTGTTATTCCTTTTATGTCTAATCCTGATTTATCTGTAAATTCTATTTTCGCACTTCCAAGAATTTCATTTGTGATGATTCCGTTGTTATAAATTTCTAATCCACTATCTTTTCGCGGCGGAAAATACATTGTCCCATCGACTTTTGAGAAATTTTGTTCACATGTTGCGTATATTTTATTTACATCGTAACCATCAAACGGTTTTTCTTTATTTGCCAGATACAATAATTCCGTGTTTGTTACTTTAGCATTGTTCTGTGCATCAGAATTTACAACTCCTATGCTTACTTTTACATATCCTCTATTCCGAAACGGAAGTTTCATTGATTCTATGTATTCTTTACTTGCCATTTGCATATACGATCACTCCAAACCGGCGTCAATCAAATTAAATGAAAGCGTCTCATCTTTTGTTACCATATGAGTTAGCCTATCTACAAATAACGGTTTTCCGCTCCTATCTCCGGGGTACATTATAATAGTGATCGGGTGTCCCGGATTCGCCATATCTTCAAATGTAACAGGAACGTAAAATGGTTTTATGGCATCTAACATCATCTTTCGAGTTTCTGGATTAAGACCGACCCACTCGAGATTACTAAGTTTGTACAAATCCCTTCCAACTCTTTGACCAATAACTGCGTTGTTCTCATTTCTTCCACCGTTTACTGTCGTTGTTATCGTCCATGAAAACCCGCGTCTCGGCGGTGGAAAGTCATAACCATTTACGTTCAAAAACGATGATAATGCCATATTCAACCTCCTGTTTTTTAATAAAAAAGTACCTACCGAAGTAGGCGCTTTTCCTTTTAAGTAAACGAATATCCATTCCTTGCACGTCTCGAATCTGTGATCGACACTAATTCTCTTCCGTCTACTACAATTCGTTTTCCATCTCTAACCGCTTGTATCAATTCTCTCAATAGGTTTTCTTGCTCTCGGTTTTCCATATTTGCACGAGAAAAACCTCTGTATGCCGCTTCTTCAATTCCTTTTTGAATATCCAAATTATTTGCAACCGCAGTTCTTCCATCGGAAAATGTCCCTACCAACTCGTTATGATTTGCCATAAACAATCCGTCTTCCGGGAATCCTCCTACTGAATACTTCGGTATTAAATCTGCCAATGTAATTTTTCCTATTCCGTTGGCATATCCATGACCTTTCCAGCCGTTTGACAAGCTTCCGTATCTAGCCAATGTATACCTAATAGATGCTAATATGTTTGACAATGGATCGTAAATATCCTTATCATATCCAGGATATGCGTACGTTCTAAAAGTCGGATCAATTACCTGCATCAATCCTTTGGAAGGCGTTCCTTTGATTGCATTTATATCCCATTTATTAATTGCTTTTGGGTTTCCGCCGGATTCCGTCTGCATCTGATAAAGTAAAAGGTCTAAATTTGATTTTGAAAATTGACCTGTCATTTTCAATGCTTTAGTGGCAATGTTTCTCCATTGTTCAACTCCGGCTGATGGGTTATATTTTGGCTGTATTGAATCAAATATTCCGCTTACATACTGTACAATTCCATCAAATGTCTTGTTTATAATTCCACCTGCCACACTCGACCACGGTTCAAATAAATTTGATATATTTGCAAACTTGCTGATTGCAACTTTTACAATTTCTCCTGGGTTTGTAAGATAATCCAACACATTCCCTGTAAAACTTTTTACCGAACTCCATGCGTTTTCAAAAAACTCACCTATTCCACCTTTAAAATGTGGAGTGCCTGATATAAACGCCTTTGTTTGATTCGCAGGCATTATTTTTGTACCTTTTTCAAGCGGCAACATGACATTCCGCCCCTCGGGTATAAATGGTTTTCCTGACGGCGGAATAATAAGCTCTTTGTAAGTTGATCCTGCTTGGTCATTCACGATTCCAAGTGTGTTTTGCGGAACTCCATCCGATCCTTTAGCGAACTTTATTCCATCCCACTCACTTACTCGTGTGTCTGATCCCACTTTTTTAAGCACCCAGTTCACACCTTTTATAACGCCATTCACAAGTGTTTTAATAGGCTTAAATGCGTTTTCTGCAATTTCTTTAAAGAAGTCTCCTAACCCCTTCCAAATGTTCTTTATGGCATCATATGCGTTTTTAAAAGCCGTTTTAAACCACGGACCCACATTTTTAAAAGGAGATTTAATGGCTTCCCATTTTTTTGAGAACCAAGATTCAATGAATGACCAAGCTTTTTTAATACCTTCATACCCTTTATCAAACTTTTCGCCAAACCATTCCGTTACAGGAGAAAATACTACTTTTATTCCTTCCCATAATCCTTCAAAAAATCCACTTCCGTTCTCCCAAGATTTTTTTGCTTCATCCCATCCTTTTCTGAATTGTTCGCCTATTGATGATGTTGTTTCTCCAACCCATTCCTTAATATTTCCTAATTGCAACATTAATCCAGAAAGACTCGTTGGGGGTAATGCAATGTCTCCGACTTTAACTTCGGCGTCTTCACTAAAGATTTTATCAACCAGTGATTGCAATGCACCTTTTGCAAAATCATTCGGAAGGTTCGCTATAGCTTTAACTAATGCCTTTCCGAATTTGTATAAGTTCCAAGTTAAATCTCCCCACTCTATTCCACATATAAATTCAACTATTTTTTGACCAATATCTTCAAATGTTTTATCGTCTTGTAAAGTGTTTATAAATTCCGTTAAAGACTCTAAAATTCCGTTGGCGAAATTACTAAATGTATCCGCTGCGATTTCAGGATCCCAATTTTCAAAGAATCCTTTTATGCTCTTTGCTATAGATTTCCCTAAATTTCCCCAGTCAAACTCTACAGCGAACGCATTTGCAGATTGAAAAGCTGTATTGATTGAATTAGCAACAGTTTTCCCTAAATCATAAAAAAGTCTAGGTTTTATTAAACCATTCAAAAAATCCGCCAACCCTGTTCCGAAATTTTTTGCTTTTTCATACACGGAATCCCAGTTAATTTTTTCTAACGTGTTTGATAATGTGACGCTTATATATTCGCCTAACTGTTCTAAACTTTTAATGCTACTTTTATATGCGTCCAACATCTTATCGTTCGGCTTAAAGTTGGCAATTAAACCGCCCACTTCACCTGAACCAGCACCACCTGATCCGCCTGATGCACCAGCTCCAGCACTACCAGTAGTACCATTATCAGGCTCAACAATATTCAATTCATCAATTCCTAAAGTGTGAAGCTTCTTTGCATTTTTAGCAGCTTGTCCGAGATTGTCAGATAAATCTCCTGCGCTTCCAGCTGAATCCGCTAGATCTCCAGATACGTCTCCTAAATCGTCAGTTATTCCTCCGCCACTAATCTCAAATTCCCACCCGAAAATCTGACCAAGTGCGTTTAATACATTCTGTGTAAAATCAATGACTTTCGCCATGACTTTATTTAAAGTTTGTACAAATGGTTTAAACGCTGCGATAAAACCAGTTCCAATGACGGAAGCAAATTTCTTAATTTGCTCTTGCAAAATACGAATTTGGTTCGCCCATGTATTAGAAGTCCGGGCAAAATCGCCTTGCGCTGCCGAAGTATTCGCCAATACGTATTGATAACGAAGCATCGTCTTTTCTACCTGCGACATAGACTTCACATTTGCATCCAATCCATTTTTCATTGCCCATTCTGCAAGTGTTGCCTGTGTTAAATCAAGTCCGTATGTACGCAGCGGTCGTGTCTCTCCTGTAAAGATAGCTGATAAATCTTCTGCTACATCCTTTTGACTGACATTGTAGAAAGATGCCATATCGGCTGTTAATTGAGTCAGATTCAATGATACATCTGCCATAGAATCAGACAGACCGACATATCCGCCAGTAGCCTTATTCAAAAATGAATTTGCACTTTCAATGGAACTTGTATCAATTCCCATTGCGGAACCCATTGCTTGAAAACGGCTTGCGTACTGTTTAAATGACAATTCAGACATTCCAAATTGTTCAATAGACTTCTGTGCGTATTCTTCTACTTTACTTGACATATTGCCAAATACAGTGTCTACAACGTTCTGTACTTCCACAAGGTCAGAAGCCAGATTAATTGAGTCCTTAATCTTCCCCGCAAAACGAAACAGAAGCCACCAACTTGCATACATCTTACCTAACGCAGAAGCAAGTCCCTTTGAACCACTCCTAGCCTTGTGCGTAGACTTCGTATAAGTGTTTAAACTATTTCCAAGTGCGCTCGCAGCGCGACCGGAAGAAGCTCCTGTTCTTGCAAGTCTACCTAAAGCATTTGTCATATCAATAAGATTTTGGCTGACTCTAGGCGCTTTTGATAAGTTATGCATCAGTTCCAGCATTGCTTTTGACAATTTCGGGATATTATCAATTGCTTTTGTAGAACTCTTATACCCAAGGCGTGATATTCCATTTGCCAAGTCAGCTACTTGCTTTGACGTTTTTGAAACGTTAACAGCATTTAATCCTTGAAGACCTTTCCCGAATTTTACGATCGCCCCTGATGCCTTATAAATCTGTCCACTGTTCAAATTTGCAATCTTTTCAATTCCCTTGGCAAATCTTGTATAATCTGCTGTTCCAACATTTTTTAAACCTTGCATAGAACGGCTTAGTTTATCTACACCATTTGCTACCCCAGATAAACCGCTTCCGTTGATTTTCGTGAGAGATGTGTTTAATGTCCCTAGTTTTGTTATCAATGTGTCAATTGCATTATTCGCTTTTCCAGCTTGCGCCTGTAATTGTATTTCAAGGCTGTCTACTGTAGTTCCCATTTCACACATCCTTCCTATAACTTTTTTAGGTCAGTGACTATCTCCGTTCAATAGCCAGAAAAAAACAGTAGGTTTTGACACACTACTGTTTATTATGATTAATTTCAAAATTTGTTTTCAGCGCTTCAAGTTTTGCAACAAATAATTCCCTTTGTAATTGCAACTCTTTTTCGGATAACGGTTCATTATTCTTTTCCGCCATTTCCAAAATAGGACTTTCGAAATATTTTGCTTTTGATTTTCTTTTATTCATTCCAGCTAATACTTGATCCAGAACAACAGAAAAGGCTTTCATATTGTATTGCCCCATGAGCCAATTTTCGTAATCCCTATCACGTAACATCAATTTATATGCTTCTGCATATATTTCTAATTTCTTTGGGGTAAGGCGCAAAAAGCTTTCATGAGAAATTCCCATTCTTAACGCATTTTTAAAGTATTCTTCCCATATTATTTTGTGGAAGTCGATTTTTTCTTGTGATCCTGTGGTGTTTTCGGCACTTTTTTCACTTCTTCCTCGTCCTGCTTGTTCATCTCCGCAACCATCTCCGTCAGACCCGTCAAATCGAAAAAACCATCTTCTTCCATCGTTTCTTTTATTTCTTCATAAAGCCCTTTAAAGGACATTTTTTTCTCTTTCATGTACTGTTTCATCAGTTTTTTTGATTCATCAAAAGTCACATGATGATGTTCCAATAATCCGGCATAAAAAGCATCTTTACAAATATGTGGCATATCAGATATCAAATCTGCTGTTCCGTCAATCATTGCAGCAGCAATTTCTACTTTGCTATTTTTACCTTCTAAATCCAATCTTTTTCCAATATAAGACATCGACAAAGCATTAAACATCCTTTGCACAACTGCTTTATTTTCTGCCGCTTCAAAACTAAATTCTAACGTATACTGTTCATTCCCAATCTGAATTGTTTTCATATTTTTCCCTCCGATTAATCAGAGGGGGCAGTCCGAAGACTGCCCCGCTCATATTTTAATATGTTTCTTCAAGTTCTGTATAAGCCATTTCATCAGAAACGCTACTTAGACCGGCTTTTGTATCTAAGTAGCTTAAGCTCCCCCCACAACTTCAAAATCAACTTTTGTGTCCATTCCCTTAAACTCTTCAATAGTAAGGTTATTTTCCATTACGAGCAATTCGTTCTGACCAATCTCCGGCTGTGGGAGTGCTGTTGGTGGCTGTGCGATTACAAAGAATGATTCATCAAATCCCGGAATAATCGTCTGAAACCACATTCTTTTTTCACCTGTAAGCTTTGCGTATTCTTCGATAACCTTTTTCCATTCTTCTTTTGTTTCACTTGTGAAGTTTACACCGACAGGGAATGAACCTCCCGTATCTGCTGCCCCTCGGATATATCGTTTAACAGCATCTTCAACCGCAGACGCATCAATCTGCTCATTTTCAATCGTGATTCCACCAATTGAATTAATTCGATTAAGCTTTGTAAATTTAGCTGGTTTTTGTCCGGCAGTTGTTTCAACTCCATAACCAAATGTAATTCCTAATGTAGAAATTCCTGCAATCATATTTTTTCTCCTTTCCACCGCTAATTTTTTGCAGTAAGCGATCACTTTTTATGATCGGTCTTATAAAATATCGCCATCGGCTATCATTCGCCGAAAACGTGCTACTCTTCGATATGTACTGTCTGTGTTCTGAAATTCCGGTGTTGCAATTACTTGAAACCTCATTGTTTTCATAATTCGTACAACCTCATTCATCACTTCTTTCGCATCATTCATCTTGGTATTTGTTGTTACCTCGATCTGAAAAGAAGACCAAACAGCATTGATCGTATCTCCTTGTAAGTCTTCTCCTGTTTCCATTCCCGGCATTTCGTGTATATACACAGTTGGGAATTTCGGAACAGTATCGGCTCTGTCAGAGTTTGTAAATTTTAAATTTGGATAACGGTCTTTCATTTTTTGAGAAAACTGCGTCTTTATCCGAGTGATAACTTGTGATTCTAGCATGTCCAGCATTTATTCCACCGCCTCATACGTTTTCTCAAATATATCCGGCTTGCATGGATAAAGTTCTCCATTTATGCCCTTAATGATGTAATCTCCAACAGAAACATGCATATAACCTTCGAGTGTTTTTACATATAAATCGCATGGCGGATGTAGTGGTGATAACGACATATAGATTAGTTCTCCATTTTCAAATGCAGATACCGCCCACTCTGGAACATAATATTTTCCATCTGAACCTTTTAAATCTCCATCATATTGGAATGCTTCGATCTCAACTGGTTTTTTTCTGTATTTCATTTTCCAAATACTCCTTTTGCAATTCTTGGAATCTCTTGCATGAGTTCCAATGATGTTTCATACATAAACGGTCTTGACGGCATACCTTGCGTAAAATACCATTTTCCATCTTTCGGATAGAACCATCCGTATTTTCCGGGCGCAATCTCAAAAATTGTCTTTCCGGTGTTATAATTCCACTCCACGCCCTCCGGGAATGGATATGGATAACTTCCCTCAAGTCCAAGTTGACCAGTACCAAATTCAACAAATGCCGAGTGCTTAGAATCAGCCACAATAAAAAAGATAACGGTGTTTTTATCTCCGTTACCTTTCCTTGTGTGTATGCTGTTTAAGAGTTCACCTGTAAATATTGCGTCAAGTGTAGTAACCCTTGCTTTCGCAATCTCTACACCTCGTTTCGCTAATTCCTCTGTGAATATTTCACATTTTTTATTGAGAGAATCTTGATATTCCCTCAACTGCTTCTGCAATTCTTGAATACTGGACATTGAAAAGATATTTGCTTTCAATACTTTCTTTGCCATGCTACTTCACAACCCTTTTCAGAAGATACCTTGTAAAATTAAGACTCGGCTGAACACGTTTAACGGTGTAATCAGCCGACTTTTTATCTACAATGGTATTTTGTTCGTCTGCATATTTAACTTCGCTCATATGCCAAATTAGAGACGTTTCATCAATAGGTATTCTATCTTTCTCCATAAGAAGAACAGCGTCATACTCACTGATATCAACTCCAAAAGACTTCGCTTCTGCTTCACCGCCAGACATTGCGATATTTCCTCGGAAATCTACTGGTTTTGAATAGCCGATTTCCATCTCTCCTGTTTCTACCGGAACTTTCTGACCATCGATCTCAATGTATATGATGTTTCCGTCTTCGTCTCTCTCATAAACTGGAACTTCTCCGACTTGTAACGCATACTTTAAATTCTGCTTGTTTTTTTCTAAAAGTCGCATACAGAGACCCTCCTTATTTTACGCGTAGCTTCTGCCCCGGATAAATTAAGTTCGGATTCTGAATACCGTTCAGATTTGCGATTGCCTGATAATTAGTACCGTATTTAGCAGCGATTCCAGAAAGCGTATCCCCAGACTGGACTGTGTAGTATACTGCACCGCCGCCGGAGGAACCATTAATCTTGTTTTGTACCTCATTGTACCGGTTTCCAAGCGCCGCCTTTCTTGTATCTCCATTTCCATATTTTCCCGCATAAACTTCTTTCACAAGTGTATCTACGGAGGCAGATGCAATATAGTTAATCATATTCTGCACCTCATTATACCGATTTCCTAGAGCATTTTTTCTAGCGTCTCCGTCTCCATATTTTCCCTGCATAACTCCAACAACAAGATCAAGCGTAGATCCAGATGGTGCTACTGCCGGCGGCGTCGGTTTTGTATCCCCTCCTGTAATTTCTGCTGGATAATCTCTATAACAATGATTCATATCCACGTTTCCGGAAATTCCCGGAACAGATCCGCCTGACGTATACTGCCAGATATCGTATGTTCCTTGATATGTGCAAACCGAATTATACTGTGCTACCCATTTTACAAACCGTTCCAACCCTACCAGGTAGTTTGTCCACCAGTTTGTATTCGCATAAACTCCGCACCAGTATCCAGCTTTTTCGATGATATCCCCGAAGATATTCGCTCTTTGAATTGCTCCATTTTCCGTTCCTGCCTGTTCCAAATCCAAATAAATTGGGTACGAAAGTTTATATCCGCTTACCATTCTAAGGACGTGTTCCGCTTCGCTTTTCGCCTGTGCGTCACTTGTCGCGTAGGAATAGATATAAACTCCGAACGGAATCCCAAGTCTTGTACATTCATCTGCATTTCTTTTCCATTGCTTATCGTCCTGACTTGCAATATTATCTCCATATCCGCATCGTAAGATTGCCCCATCTATATGTCCTTTTACCGCATCCCAGTTAATAGTTCCTTGATGTTCGCTTACATCAATTACTCTTAAATTTTCCATAATTTTCTCCTTTCTCCGGCATTTGCACCTGTACAAAAAAGAGGACGATTACTCATCCTCTAAATCATTCTTATTCACTCTGTAAAATCGTTTCCACAATTCTGCTACTTTTTCCCAACCGTACATTGCCACAAAAGCTACTAATAGGCCGGCTAGAATTGCTGCTAGAATCATGTACCACAGAATCGTTTGCTGTATATACTGCATATAAGCTATAAAAGCTGTAACCGTAAGACCGATTGACAATACAAAAACCAAAATATCGGTCGGAATTTTCTTCAATCCCGATACTCCTTTAAAAACTTGCGTAATTATTGAAACTGCGAAAGCAAAAATTCCAACAATTCCGATAACAAGTGTCATGTTTATAACAATCTGTTCCATTTAAAATCACTCCTTTACAAAAACGTTCCTTCGTCTGTGCATTTTTTATACGCTTTTTTGATATTGTCTATTGCAAGAGACGCCTTATTATTTTCAAAATCAGGATTGTCCTTGCAAAACCTCTCATATTTTGTAATATCTTCAAGTATCTGGTCAAAGTGTTCTTTTGTGTGCTTATCGTCATGCCGAACTTCATCATCAAATCTAAGAATTCTGTATCTCCAAGTAAGAGCCATTCCCTCATCATTTGATTTTTGCAATTTATCCATCTTTCTATCTAAATTGTCAATAGAATTTCCAAACTTTTTCTGTATACAAAGGCTTTGTTCATGCCATTTCGGATAATTTTCTGCTTGACTAATCACTTTTTTAATTCTTTCGTCGTACTCTTTTTCCTTTATAGCCTTTTCAGAAAAATATTTTTCCACTTTCTTATAGCATCCAAAAAGAAAAATTACTGCGCACAGCAAAATAGCCACATTTCCGATTGTTATATCACCGAAGGAATTTAAAAAATATTCCATTTCTTCTTTCTCCTTTCGGGAATTTTTATATAGCCGCCCACCACCGCCAAGTGCCATATCCCTGCACCATCACAGTAAACTCACCGCTATGGTACGCACAATCGTCTGCCACTTAACCCAGTAGCCGGGAGATGATTGGATCACCGTACCCTTTCTATAACACGTTCACAAAAGGAGTAACTTTTCCGAGAATTTTATCCCGGTCAATCCAACTCCTTGAAGTTCCGTTTTCAGAAGAGGAAATCTGAAATTCTCCTCCCTCTTGGTTGTAATCATACAAAGCCAAGTCTATGATGATACTGTCGAATTTCTTCATATCCTTTTCAATCATCTCCTCTGTGTAATTGTCTGGATAATTTCGGTAAAGACGCACATCTTGTTCTGATTGATAAAGAAGCTGTTCTAAGAACTTATCTTCTTGCTCGCATGAAACATCAGATTGTCTCAACCGAATTTTAAGTTGTTCTAATCTTGAGTACGCCATATTTTTTCACCTACAGTCCTAACTTATCAATAAGAAGTTTCTTAATATCCGAACCGTTCAAATACTCTGCACCGTCAATCCCATACTCGGTAGCAAGCTCCCGAAGTTCTTTTACGGGCATTTGATAAATCTCTGTTTTAGTAAACTTCTTCTCTCCATATTCTGGAATCTCTGGCGTATTCATAAAATCAGCCGAGGAATTGATTTCTTCCCCGGCTTTATACCAACGTCCACCTATCTTGATATTGTGTGTAGCAATCATGTAACCACTCCTTACGCAACCTTCATAACAACAACGCTGTCCATACCCTCAAAAGTAGGAAGTCCAATCATGGAAACTACACAATGTGTGTTAATTGGATGATTTGTGGTATATGAATATACTGAAATACCTGTTTCTACGAGAGAAAGATTTCCATCTGTCAAACTTCCACTTCTCTCTTCCGGTGTTCTACCAAATGTATAATCACCAAGATATACTCCGGCAGATTGAGCAGAAACAATGTTTGTTGGAATGAAATACTTTGTATTTCCTTCTTCATCAATGTATACTTTGTCGTATACTTCGATCTCAATTCCGTACTCTCTTAAGTAAGAAAGTACATCAGCCTGTCTCACTCTGATACCGCCATTGTATGCAGTGATTCCAAGTACCTGCTTCTTTGTATCTTCTGCTTTCAGAATCATTTCAAATGTCTCTGTATTCATGGAAAATCTTGTCAAAGAGTATCCGGTTTTCTTCGCAAAATCACGTCTTGCTTGAATCAAATCGTCAAGTGGCGTTGCAGTTGCCGAAGCATTCCACTTATCTTCATCGCCGGAAATCTCAACAAAGTGATCTTTCTTATGCGCCGCTCCACTATCTGTTGTATATTCAACAACATATTTCTTTCCTTCGATATTTACGGTTACTTTCGGAACACCATCTTCCGGTGCCAAAAGTTCCCAAATCTGACGTTCTGGTACAACCAAAGCGCCTTGAATCAGAGAAAAAGGCTTTTTAGCAATTTCTTGTAAAACCTGATTTGCCATGTTGGAATTTTCCGCAGACTGATAATTTGCATATTCCTGTTCTTCTTTCTCTGTTACCATGTAACTTTCACGGTAAAAAGGCATTTCATTCTGAATATCGGAAAATCCACCAACATCCCTTAATGGTGCTTGCGCGTCAAAATTTGATGCTTTCAAAGATACCGGGAGACCGTTCTTTCCTTTAATAAACTTCAAATCAAGGCTGTCCTGTTTCACCGTTCCAAACTTCATTCTTCCACTATACGGTCCCGTACCGAGCTTTGCCTTATAATCATTCCACAGGACTCCTAAAGCTCTAGCGGTAAACGCTTCTCTCAATGGTAATGCCATTTTTTATTCCTCCTTTTACTCCGAGATCGCCGGTGCGCCGTAAAATGTAACTCTCGGTGTTACTTTTCTAGCTGCATCTGCGATTGATAGTGATTCTACTTTTTTCCAGTCGATTGTTCCTTGATAAACATATGTTCCGGGTGCATCTCCCTGTGTTACGTCAACATCATGCAGAAGATAGCCAAGGCAACTGTTATCATTTGCCGGAAATGGCGTTCCAGCCGGAACAATTTTCAAACCGTTTTCATCCGGTGAAGATTTCATTGTCTGAGGAACAACACACGCTGCGCCCTCATAAGGGAAAAACTTCAAAATACCTTTATTTTGTCCATACTCATGTACGATAGGCTTTCCCATAGTCTTTTAACCTCCTATTTCAAAACGTAATAATCTTTCATGGACTGTTCGTCCGCTTTGTTTCCAAAAGAGATGCTTTCCGCATTCTTCACATCTTCCGGCTTATCATCGCCTGGATTACCGCCAGTTCCACCACCTGGATTCGGAGTACCTTTTAATAGCTCTTGTTCTTTCGCTGTGGCTGCTGCGGTTTCTTTATCGGAAATAATCTGTGCGATAGAGTCAATCGCTTTCTTAGCAGCTTCTAAATCTGTCTGAAATCCTGCGAGCACGCTTTCTGCCTGTTCTCCTGTTAATCCTTTTTCAGCTGCATACGCACGAATATCTTTCTGCACATTTTCTTTCTGAAGCTGTGCAATCTGATTTCTCAATGTTTCCAATTCTCCGCCATCATCATGAGATGGTGTTGTCTCCGGTGTCGGAGTTGGCTGTGGTTGCGGTGTAGGCGTTGGCTGTGGTGACGGCTGTGGTTGTGGATTCGGTCGATTGCTGTGAAACTGATTCAGATAATTTGTTACCTGTGCTTCACTTGGCTCTTCAATTCCTAAAGCCACTAAGTTTTGTCTTGCTTCTTCTCTTGTCATTTTGATTACCTCCGTGATCTACATTTGTTTTCGCTGTTCTATCAGCTTGGATTTTTTGCTTTTGCTATTTGACGCATAACTGCAAATTTATAAAATAAAAAAGTAGCCGATTACTGTTCGACTACTTTTTTATTAACTGGTTCTTCTATTTTTTCTTGTTTCTCTATTTTGTCTGGATAAAGGCTTTCCATCCGGTTTTTACTTTCGATTGCAACTTGTTCTGGATCGCTAAACATGTCAATGACCTTGATTGCACGTTTATAATGAATTCCGCAGTTCAACAAAATCTGTAAAACTTCCGCTTTTACCATCATATTGTCTAACTTGTTGTGGTTAATATGAATTTCTACGTCGCTCGGCACAAGCGTAAAACCTTTTGAAATTCTCAGTCGGTTCAGGATAATCTTAATAGACATATTCTCCGACTTTTTCAAGATAGGCTCATTAATTGCTGTCCGAAGTCCGGCATCATAATGTCCGTTGCGTAGATTGACTGCGCCTTGGGTATCTCCACCAGAATTTATACTTGCTCGGTTTGCCAACCCTTGAATATCAAGAAAACGCTCAAATAAATCATTAAATACAACTTGCCCCTCTGTCTGATTCAGTTCCGTTGTCATTACATCAACGTCCGCTTTGTTTTCCATTCCATTGTTAGACTTCACAACAAGCGCACCTTCTTGTCTCATGCTCAAGAAGCTATCTCTATCTACTTCGCAGTTTACGAATTTCACCCACGAAGAGACAAATTGCTCAATTCCATTGATTCTGTCAGAAGAAAGTGTGTTGATTGCGTCTGTAATGGCAATAGTCATTTCAATATCAGAAAGCCTACGGGAATTATTCGGATATTCAATAACCGGAATTGCTCCATTTCCATTTACCCCGAATCTTCTCAATTTCCCTTCTGAAATTTCAAACCACTGACCGTTCGTATAGCAAAAATAAAACTCCTGACCATTTTCATCTTCTCGAATCTGGCATGAAAAAGCCGGTTTATTATTCGGAAAGTACACCACGAATGTATAAATCGGGTTTTCAGAAGACAACTCAAAGTCGCTTTCGTCCAAAACCGAACCATTTCCCTCATCATTTCCGATAAACCGATATGCAGTACCGCAGATGGATCGCCATCTGCAAATATCAATATCGCATTCCTGTTTATTCTCGGAATCCATAATTGCGTTGAGCCATGAGATTTCATCTGACTTCTTATCGTCCGTACCACGAAGGACGTATTGTATCGGCTCTGCACAAATATCAGCAGTTTTTCGCTCTACCAACTCATATGCAAGATTGACAACAATTTTATTGTTCACTTCTGGTCTATTAACTTTTTTTCGATATAAAATCGGCTGATCTCCACGATAGTAACGGTCAAGATACTCGATTTCCGCTGCATTCTGTCTGTGAATTGCAAGTGCTTTGTTCAATTCATCTACGATATTTCTCCATGTGATCTGTCGTTGCCTTGTGTAAATGATTTTCCTACCAAATCCACAATCGCAAATAGCAGAAAACGGTCTGTAATTTTTATGTGGATAGTTATACATAAAGCACCACCTTAAACAAATGTCATTCCTGAAGAACAATTTCTTTTTGGAATATTTTTAATTTCTGTTTCTCCTGTATCAACGTGATACACAATTCTTTTATTGCATTTTTTGCATCTACAAATTTTATTTATTGTTGACCGCCCATCATGCGTTCCGACTTTCCGTCCGCACTTTGGACAGTATATCTTCTTTTCTTCATACTCTTTCATAGTTTTCTCCACGAAAAAAGGACGCAATCAAGCGTCCTTTTTCAATCATACTTATGGGTTTTATGTTGTTGGAAATATTTATTATTTCTCTAATTATAAGTTTAACAGAATTTTTCCGAACATACCGAACAACTTTTATTTTTTCATAAATCTCTCAAATGACATCCTAACTCCGTCTTCGCTGTTCCCACCGCCTATTCTGTCAGCGACTTTATTCCACGATAGATTTTCAATAAACCGAAGAGTAATTATTCTTCTCATTCTGCTGTCTGTTACACTCGCTATAAATTCTTCTACTTGGTTTAATGTTTCGAGGAGTTCCATCTCTAACCCTGTCAGTGTTGCTTTTCTCGCATAGAGAAGCGTCTTTTTTCTGCTGTACTCTGGATATGGGAAACCTTCTATTTTGAACGGTTGCAAACCTCCGTCTCCGCCCATTACCTTATCGCATACAGCACCTTCCCTTTCGATTCTTTCAATCTGATTTTCGGTTTTTTCTATTCTATCCCTAACTTCCTTGATTTCTTCTTGCAAGTCAGAATATTGTATCAAAATTTCCTTAGTAACCATGTCCGTATCCTCCTCTGAATGGGTTGTGTATTGCTTCAGCTTTAGCAACTCTGTTCCCTTTTGTCATTCGGATAGCAAAGTTTGAAAAAACATCCGGCACATCGTCTAATTGCTTTTTGCCCGAAACTGAATATTGTTTCAATAGTGACATCATCACTCCATATGGTTCATTCAGTTTGTAAAGTGATGAGTCCTTGAATATAACGTGTTGCAAAATCCAGTTAGAACATTGAAATATTCTCGCTTCCTTATTCGTCTCTGTCGGAACGTCTGTAATATTGCATACCCATCCTTTTTGCTCTACTCGCTTATTCACTTCCATTGCCACACGATCTCCACCGGCATTTCGCTCAAATTCGCACTCTTGCACTTGGTTATTTACAATCGCATTAGACGCATTTTCATACTGCATTTCATAATCGGCTGTATTATCACAAACTGCATCCACGCAGTAATAATCTTCTCCGTACTTCTGTAATACAGGCATAACAAAATAGTCCGTACCTTTTCCTTTTGTATCGCATTGAGCTGTAATAATCTCTGGTTCTCCATGTGGTAAATGCAGATAGCGTCTGATTTTATCGTCTGGGAACAATAATCCCTCACGCTCAATTGGCTCTTGCTTATACAGGCATCGATAAGAAATATCATCCATAAGTAATTGTTGGTCTGCGAAAAACTCTTTTTTAAAACCGCTATACTCATACTCGAAATTGCTTTCTCCAGTAACCGGGTCAATATCCGGCACCGCAATCACTTTTACTCTTGGGTTTCCGGCGTACATGTTTTGAATGCGCCCGATCACATCATGTACGCTCCAACGAGTCGCTATGTGTATTTCCTTGCAGTTTTTCCCGTCTGTGTCTTGTATCTTTCTCTGACGTGCATCTACGGCGTATTTATCCCACAGTTTATCCAAAATGCTTGGATTCATCGCTTCTTCGATTCCACCAATCATATCATCAACAAGCAAAAACTTGGAAGCACGAACCTTACCAGCATTTTTACTTCCGACAGATGTACATTGCACACTTGGGAACGGTTTATATTTTCCTACGTTAAACTGCTCCATCTTCGCATTGGTACTTGTAACGTGTAAATCAGGAAAGATTTCATTCCATGTATATTCATCTGTGTTTGTCACAATATCGTACACACCGTCATAGTACATTCGTGTAATATCGCCACTATGTGAGTAAAAAAGCGTGAAGTCTTTCGGAAACCATCCGATTACTAAAGCATTAAAAAATTTTTCCACACTAGTTTTACCCGCACCAGGAATGAGTGATATGCAAAGGATGTCATACTTATCATCGATCATTCCTTGTAGCGCATCCACAAGACCGATTTTCAAAAATTGTTTTCTTCTTGGCATATAAAATCGTTCTTTCGGTTCTCTTTTCCGCTCCAAATACCGAAAACCGCTGTCTACAATCTTATTTTGCGCTTCCAACAAGAGAACTTCATAAAACCTGTCTATAATTTCATACTTGACCTTGTTTTCAAAAGAATATTTCTCTAGTCCCCAAATATCCGTACCCGTCAGATTTAGAACAAAATTCTCTATAATCTCTTTCGTCCTTGCAGACACTTTAAGCGCATACGGAATGTCTTTTTCCGTCTGATATGCCACTTTGCACGCTTCTATCATTGCATCAATGACAGATTCATCTATTCCGTTATCCGATATATAATTTTCGTATGATTGGATTGCTTGTTGAAGTTCCAAAGACATAAAGAAAGAGACCTCCTTTACTCAAAAATAAAAGAAGCCTCCATTTCGACTTGTTACATAGCCACCATCTCGGCTATGTCATTAGATATTATATCATCCATCCGTTGTAGCATATTTCTGTTCCATCTGAAAATTCCACGCTAAAAGTCATTGATCCTAGTAGCAATATGTATGGTATTACTAATATAACAGAAATAATTCCTTTCGCTGTGCTCATCTCGCCACAACTTTCTTGGAAATCTCCGCAACAGACACGCCACTTGCAGATTTTCTTAATTCCACGTCTTTCCCTTTACAAATTGCTTTCGCAATCGTTCCAGACTGCTCCACAATCTTTTTCTGAATCTCTTTTTCACTCATTCTCTATCTCCCTGTCTTTGCATTTGTTGTCTAACATACAAAATCTTAGTTCTTTTCTACCAAAAGCAGTATCTTCCATTGATTTTACAAGATTTTTGCATCCATTACACCACATTCCTGTTTCATGGTTTTCTTTATTTTCTCTCAAATATTCAAGTTTTCCACTAAGTCTTTCGTTTTCTCTTTTCAAGTCATCTAAATCGAGTAAAGAATCTTTTAGCTCTCTTTCCAGTTTACTAATTTTTTTGAACGGATTATATATTTTCATCTTGCATACCTCTTTTCAAAATTCTATTTCCAATTTCAAATTTTAGTAAAAACTTCCATATCGTAATTTTCTCTTATGTAATCTACACATTTCTGCAAATTTTCTTTCAAAAATTCGTCTCGCGCAATATCCGGGTGTAGTGTATACAACATACAACTATTCTCTTTTCCATTTTCTTTATATTTTTTATAATTAAATGTCATTGTGAACAATGGAATTCGTGTTAGATTTTTTGTTTTTCTCTTTATGTACAGATTACATAACCTCTTTATCATTTTTCATAAACCTCTCAAATTTCCTTTTACACTTGCCGCACAAATGAATTGTATCTTCTTTCGTTAAGAACACTTTTCGTATTGTAACTGTTTCAGTATCTTTTCCATCAAATTCCGCATTTACGATAGAAATATCCGATTCTCCGCTCATAATTTTCAAATAATCGTCTCTTGGAATTTGTGCTGAAACTTCTTCCGGCAGACAATCAAGAACATCTTCTACCAGATTTTCAATCCGTTCTCCGCAGCGATCACATGTGTACCATTTTTCCTCGTGAATCATAATCCATGGACCTCCCGTAATCTCGCATACTTTTCCACAAGCACATCAATTACCACATTTAGTTGATTGATTTTAATGCAATCGGATTGATGTCTATCGTTTAGTTTTGCAATTTTATCAATAGATTCTGCAATGTCTGTATTTGTTTCAACTTCTTTTTTTCCACAAAATGTTCCTATGTTTGGAACATAATGTGGAAATTCTTCGCAACCAGAATTAATATTAAGCACTTTTCTATTTTCCTTACATTCTTCTAGTTGCTCACATTTATCGCATTTTGTAAATTTTTCTTCATTTTCGTGCAGATGCTTTTCTTCTCCATCTGTTAGTTTTCTTCCACAGATAGGGCAATACGAAATATCGATTATTCCAAGTTCCCCAGTCTTGCTATTTGCATAGTACGTGTCATAACCTTTTCCTTTTTCTCTGATATGCCATGTAATTTTCCCATCAAAAAATTCAATTATCTTTTGTTCTTCACAAAATTCACACATAACAATTCCCCTTTCTGTGAGGTTTCCAAGATGAGAACAACTTCCTAGGATTTGCAGTTGCTCCTATCTTTGCATTGATTTTTTTTGCCGAGGCATTGACCTCATGCGCTCGTCTATCCGGTAATGAGCGGGACGCACAACCCTAACAGGATTTGAACCTATTCTACGAGAGTCAAAGTCTCGTGTGCTACCATTACACCATAGGGCTAAAGCAGGTCTTCCCTGCTTGCATTCATATTTATCGTGCCATGCTTGACACTAATCCGCCTTATAAACCACCCTCGACCGCCCAGCAGTCACTCATTTAATTACTTCCGGCGAATATCCAAAGCATCCAGACTACTGCAATCACTGAATTTGTCTCATTTCCTTTGGATTAAGTTTTTTGTCGATTGTATAGCATTGCAGGACTTCAAACCGACCACGAGTGGAAAATGTCTATATCGGCACATTATTGCGAACTTGCCATATGCCAGGGCGACAGTTTTTAACCATCTTCTCGTGATGGAACAGATTTATCGTCTCGGTATAAGGACGGGTTTTAACGTCTTTACTGACAAGAACAAGCAACTGAGATTATGCAACAGTTAGTCGGCACTCACGAATGAGGACAAGCGTTATGATTTTCTGTTGTTTATCGGCAGGGTTTCGACCAGATGTTTACCCGACTTGTACCATCCACACAAATATGTGCTTCCACGAAACCTTGTTCCGCTACCGTCTCTTCACGCTGTATTTAATTGCTTATTCAAATCCCCACGAGCCTTGTGACGGCTCTTAACAGCATTCCGCTATGGGGAGAAAGGATGAAACAATAAAAAATAAAAACTGCGTCGATTGTGAGGGTGTGGATTTGCACCACACATGAACCATGTCTTTTCGATTTCTTTTTTCCGACACTCTACGCTTTCGCTCGTGTCACAAGATAAGTAATTTGCACAGTTCTCACGACTAAATCTGTCTACCTTTTCCAGCACCTCACAGAATCTTATGAATTTAAAATAAATAATGAATTTAATGCAATGATCAATGCGACCGATCCGCTTAACAACCCCATTCCTGTTTCTTTGGTTTTTAATCCAAAAATCATTCCGATCAAGAACAGTGCAAACAAAATTACATTAAACGCTAACAAAAATCCTTTAATCATTAATAAATCTCCTTTCCACAATCTATGCACTTCCAAACATGATGCGTAATCCATGAACCATCTTCCTGTCGTTCCAGGTATGTGTATAATGGATCAACATGTTTATGCTTACAGAATAACCGCTTAATCATCTTCATTATTCTTACTCACCCAATCTTCACACCAATGCTCATATTCTACGAAATCGGCTATATATTCACTTTCATCATTCACACATACATAGCCTTGCATTTTATCGTAGTGACCATATTTGCAAGTTCCGCAACATCCGTTCATGTGTATCACCCTCTTTTTATTTTTTGAAAAATTTTTGAAATCAGCAGTTACTTCTTGGCAAATACGTGCGAGTCGCAACCCAAACGTCATGTTTCCGGTATCCAATATTGCCAAGAATTTTCACAAAATTATATCTTCTTGAAACCGGATATCCGAGCCTGTCTTGTACTGTCTCAAAAAAGTACCGAATATCGTCAATGACATCTCTAACACGCTTGAATAATTTTCCCATTTTCTCGAATACTGATTTAGCAGCAATGAGGAATTGTCTTAAATTGTAGACCGCTATGCTAATTCCATTCTTGATGCAATACTTAAACTGTATAACAGACAATCCGGTTTTTCGTATTTCTATTGCCTGTTCTTCTGTTAGTGCTAATATCACGACATATAACCTCCTGTCTGTCTCATAAATACCTCTTTTTGTTTATTTCGGAATTTGGGGGACTAAGTAGGCAGATTTTTGCGTTCGTGTATAGAGGGGTAGGTATCATTCATTTACTATCGAACATATGTATCTATCGAATAAATCCTTATTTATCAAATACATCTATACGTGTTTTATTATATTTGCACCAATGTCAATGATATATTTTAATCTAAATTATTCTCCGTTTCTAAATGTTAAAATACATCAATCTTTTTCGCTCTCGATCTGCTTTACTTCTCCCAGTTTCGGAAGTTCCGAAGCTGTTAATGCTCTTTCGCTAGTCCGTTCCTTGCTCACTCCCGGAAGATTCCAACCGTGACGTTTGTTAAGTATCGGCAAGTATTTCATTGGGTTGTTTCTTCTGTCTTTTAGCAAACAAACGAGAGACTCCTCGTTATTTTCCACTAATTTTTTGTAAATGTCTGAAGCCGCTGTACTTGGTTCTTTGATATACTCCCCTTCTTTCAGGTTGTTAACTGCTATATCACTTATAATATTCCCTTGTAAGTCCTTGTATATATAAGCCCTTGTATTACTATTCCCCCACGAATGTATTGTATCTCTTGATATACCAGATAATAAACAAAATCCCTTTATACTTATCTCTTGATTATGGCAGTAACACATATAGATATACATCTCTAACAGATCATCAACAGCATTAATATTATAACTATTACTAACGGTATGAGGTATAGTTAATATATCGGGATTTGGTTTTATAACGTGTTTATAAATATAGCTCAGCGCTGCGTTCCATTGGCTCGGCAATATATCATACTCACTTTCTATCGCGTTGGATTCGCAGAACATAGACAAATACATTTGTATTTCATTCTCAAATACTTCGACTGTCTGCTCTGCATCCTGTACTCTCTCCATTTTCCGCACCTCCTAACACTTAATAATAAAAAAGAGACCCACAACATATAGTTGCGGATCTCCCGAATCCATTCTCACACCGCCGGGATTTGGGCGGATTTAATTGTATTTAATTTTATAAATTAAAAACCGTTTGTTTGTATGCCCATAATATACACCGATAAAATATAATCGTCAAGCATAGATTAAAAAATATCAATTCCCGAATGTCTGGTTGATCGGATGTCAGATCATCCCCAAAATACCTCGAAAATGATTCAGTCAGTGAGTTCACTTTTTCTTTAATATTTCTTTTTCTTCTTGTAATCTTTATCAATAATCTTTTAGGTGGTGATTTTTTTACACCATACCGAGGGGAAAATTTTACACCATCTAAAGGACAAAAAACATATAAGCAACTTATATAAAATCGAAATTTTGAAGAAAAAAGATAGAAAATCCATGTATTTTAGAGTTTTAGAAAAGTAATGCGAACCCTTGTAAAATAGGGATTTGCGGTATGTTTGAGCGTATAAGCTGCTTATTTTGAAATCGTATAAGATGCTTATATATTTTTAGGCATCAAAAAAGGGATGTTTTTACACCCCTTTCACTTCAAAATTGAATAAAAACACACCCTAATATTTTTTGTATTTTCATTCGTGTTATGATGCCAAACCTTTATATATCCGGCGTCAATAAGTTCCTTTTTGCACTTTTTTAATGTTCTGTTTTCAATTCCAGAATCATTTTCAAGCTGTTCATTTGTACGGTAGAAATATCCCGTTTTAAAGCCATATTGACCATACAGGAACGACAGCACCACATACAGCCATTTCGCGGATCTGCTCAAAGTGCTATCTGTCATAATAGAGCTGTTGCAAATAAATTGTTTTCCGTTCATTCTTGACCAACTCCGAGAAAATCATATAACGGTTGTTTCTCGCCTTTATACAGGTATTTTCTAAACTTACGTTTTAATTTATCGGCGTTGTCCTGCTTTCCCCCAAAGTCTTTTTCGGGAATCTTCTTTAACTGCTTGTATGTCATTCGTGCCAGCTCTTCGTCCGTGTATTTTGCGTCTACAATTTCATATCTGGAAGTATCGACAATGTCAAAAATAATCCGGCATCCGTCTTTGTAGTTATTATTTCCTGGCTCTTCTTCGTCCATAAACCTGATAAATAAGTCGTTTAGTTCCAGATCATCCCAAAAGAATACAACGTCATGCCACCATCTGCCCGGTTTTATATGTTTTCTTTCGTCCACGAAATTATAAACCGGCTTTCCGTCAACTTCTTTCGGCGGTGTCATACTCTTTATATCGTCCTCAAAATCAAACATTTCCAACGCTTTTAACTGTCTTTCTATTGCATCGTTCGCGAAAGCGTTAACACTCAGATCTGTGTCTGCTATCATTGCTCTAGTTCCTATTGGCATTCTTATCATTGCTCGCTCAAATTTTTCATCGTATCGACTCACAGCCGCCCTTGTACTGTTCTTTGTTTTGTTCTTCAAATCCTCGCTTCCTTTCTAAAAATATTGGGGGCGAATCTCTCCGCCCCTTTTTTGCTTATGCTGTCCGGTTATTCTGCTTTTTCTTTTTGCTTCAATTCCGGAAATTCAATCCCAAGAATGTCCGCTAGTGCCTTAAGTGCTTCGTACTCTGTGCTGCCCTTTTCAGCTTCACGATTTAAAAATCTCTGCATTTCTTCTTTGGTCATCTCGTTCATGGTTCTCCTTTCTCCCGTTTGGGTTATTGCCTTTCGACAATATTATAATAACATTGTTTTTAGTGTTTGTCAACACTATTTTTAGTGTTAAAAAAATCTTATTTTTTCCTCATCAGTCGGCTCTATTTCCAATATATCCGATGGCTGACATCTTAATATAATGCAAATAGTGTTTATTGTGTCAGTTGTAATTCCTTTACCTTTTCTAAGGTTCTGCATTGTTGCTTCACTCATTATCTTTTCTTTCCTCATTCTTGTTGATGTATACCCGCGTTCAGACAACGCCTTTAATACATCTATCTTATAAGAAAACATTCAAATCACTCCCTTTTTTGTTTTATGTAATTATACAATACTCACATCAGAAACGCAATAAATAATTTGCTATAAAAACATCTTTTTTAGTGTTGACAAACACTATTTTTAGTGTTATATTGATATCAACAAATAAAACAAAAGCCGGTTGAAATCCTAGGAAGACACACAACCGGCACCAATCAAAAAAAAGAAAGGTAAACCCATTATAACAGGGTGAAAGGTAAAAAACAATGAAAAGAACAAAATCCATGATTTACAAAGAAACCTCTAAAAGCATAGATTTATTTTTATACGCAACGAGCGACGACGATTTATACAGAAGAATGATAACGCCGATAATCGAAAACTTAAGAAAGAAAGCCATCAAAGGCGCATATGACAAGGAAAAAGCCGTTGACGCATACTACTACATAGCGACAGAGGCAAGCAAAAATTATAATAAAGATTTTGGCTATTCTTTCAGCGTTTCAGACCGATTCAGTGCAGCTGTTGACATGGAGGAATACTATAGAGAAGATGAAGTTTTTTTGTAATTTATAAACAGCCGAAACGCTCTTAGGAGCGTCAGCCGCGGGATGATCGCCCGGCTCTGAAGATGGCAGATCAGAAAGGGAAAATATGAAAGACTTAGAAATATCCGCTTTCAGGTGTGAGCGTATCAGATGTCTGGTTGTAGCTGAACGGCGGCAGCATAACCATAACCTAGCCCCCACGGGAAAAGGGGAGAAAGTAAGAAAATGAATAAAGCAGTTGAGAAGATGAGAAAAGACGGATACCCTTACAAGATTAAAGGAAACGGCGGTTACATCGCTGTATTGTACGACATTCAGCCGCTATCAGGGCGTGAATATATGGCTATTTATAGATATCCGGGCGGTGTTTGCTGTCATGATTTAGCGGAAATCAAAAGATGCTTTGAAACTTTAGAACAATAGGCGGATTCTGTCCGCCTTTTCTCTTTGCACCTTGACAAATGCCACGCAAAAGGCTATATTTGACGATACAAGCACGTTTTAAGCGTTTACGCTATAAGTCTATGCTTTTACGCAAAAAATCCTTATACAGTCAAATTATAAGTGTATGCGGTACAATATGCGCCACCAGTGCGAAAAATGACGGCAGAAATGCGCTACAAGTCCGCAAATTTCCCGATGGTTTCGCACTACCTCTAGCTTTAAAATCGGTTCAAAATCGGTGTGAAATTTTCAACGGATTTTATCTGAAATTTCGACCTATAAAAGTATATAGGGGGGGTATTTGAATTTTTTGCAACTGGATTTTCGATGTTTTTTAGTTCATTTTTTCACTTCAATTTTAATTATAGGGGGGATATTTTTTGAGATGCAATTTTTTATGTAAAATCAGCACCGATTAATCGGTACTGATTCCAATATCTCTCAATGCTTCTTCTACGGACATACCTTTATCTATAAGTCTTGTATATAATCGACCGTATTTAACATTATTCATTTTAGCAATATCAGATAAATTCATCTTCTCGCCTTTCCAATTATAATTTTTAGAATTTCTTCTATTCTTGATTTGCGTTCCCATGTCAACCCATCTGCAATTTTCAGGACAATAATTTCCGTTTACATCTATTCTGTCTATTGATAGCGAATCGTTATATCCGCTATTCATTGCCCATTCGTAAAAATGGAAAAAACCATATTTTTTATTCCATTCAGCGCAGACCATTATACCTCTTCCACCATAATGATTATACGCTGTATCATGTTCATTATTGCAACGAGATAAAATACCCGAATAAATTCGATATATTCTTAATTTGCAATAATTGTCTGGGATTCCGTATTTTTTCTTTAGTTGCTCTCGCTCTTTTCTAATATTTTTATGATATTGACTTTCTCCATTTGGTTTTTTCTTACTCCCTGTCCCTAAATAACAATTTTGGGGGCAGTAATTTTCTTCCGCCTTGATTCTTTGCAATCTCAATCCTTTTACATATCCATTTTCGTTACACCATTTTCTAAAAATATCTCTGTCGTGCCATTCTTTGCATACAGTTATTCCTTTTGCTCCGTAACAGTTATACATGACTGATTTTTCGTTATAACACCTTTTCATCATTTCATAGTGAAGACCGCCTATTGAATTCAAATCACTCATTGAAAACACCTCCTAAATCGTCAACTGATATGTTCCGTCAAGAACACCCATGGCAAGTTTCATTCCCTGTACGCCATAGAAAATGTTATTCTGATTGGCGCAACCGTTTAACAGTTCGTCAAACTCCTCATACAGTTCTGCGCTGACAATTCCTTTCAGCTTTTCCATAAACGGAGCGAAATATTCTACGAATTTATCTCCGTCTTTTGTTGCAAGTATCTGGTTTTCAAATGTGATTTCTAAAAATTTGTCCATACTATTTTCCCCGCTTTCCAGCTAAAAAGCCTATTCTAAATGCTAAATCCACTGCGTTATTCACGTTGATTTTTGTTCCAATATCAATCAGATTGAGGTAATCTTCCCAATCAAGATTCGGTTCAACGGTTGCAGTTATTTGTCTATATCTTTGCATTTGAGAATAAACTTCTTTTTGTGTACGCTTTCTACCGGTTCCTTTCTTGCCTTTTAATACTCGTAAAATAGTACGTTTTACATCTTTTTCCATAAAAAAATCTCCTTTCGATGTTTGACAACTACACCAAAAAGAGATACAATAATTGTGCATGCTCCTTTGGTGTGTGCTTTGTGGAGTAATCGTGTCGCTTTGGTCGGTGGAACGATTACTCTTTTTCTTTTAACTCTTTGTATTGAATTTCAATACCTTTTCTTATCACTTCTGATTTGCTCACATTGTTTTTTTGAGAAACAAATTCAAGCTGTTTATTTGTCTCATCGTTTATTCTAAAGTGAACAAGCTTATTGATTGGGTCATCTTTAATTTTCTGACCTTTCATCGGTGACAATATACCATCTCCTTTCACTTAATGTAATTACATATTAATATTGTAATTACATTTTGTCAAGTGTTTTTTAAGAAAATAGCGGTAGATTTCTCCACCGCTATCAGTACATCAAAAATTATTCTGTTTTCTTACTTTTTACGATCGCAACAACTGCTAAAATAGCATTGATTAAACACCATCCCGCCCAAATTTTCAAGTCTGTATAACTTCCTGCCAATACAAAACCGAAAAATGAAGCTAACCCAAAAAGAATAATTAAAGAAATGTTCCCGCCTTTTCCTTTTGTGTTTCTAGTAGCGATTGAAACAATTCCTCCAGCAAGCATTAAGATTGAAAGAACAATTCCTCCACTTCCACCAACTTCCCCTGTTTCCCCAAGCGTGTTTCCGATTCCAACCGCGCAAGATTGAAAAGATACCACTACGAATAAAATAATTGACAAAATACCAGATACCAATTTCCAAGTTTTCATAACAAATTTCTCCTTTTTTATTGTACTTCTAAATTAAATATAGCTGAATACTCATTGTAATCGTCGTCATAAATCGAAACATAGTCTTTAAAGCTTCCGGCATTTTCAACGCCTATCGTAACTTCTGCTTCACAAAACGCTCCTGTAGGAACTGATTCTGGATATTTTTCAGTATCACCGGGATAAGAACTTGCCACTTTTCCGGCATTGTCCACAACTTTCGATTCAAAATTAACATACAAATCTTCTTTTAATCCGATATTTTCATATGTATAATTAATTACATACACTGCGGCTGGATTACTTTCATCAAATTGATTACGATAATCTGTTGCGATTACAGAATTTACAGTAACTTTAAACTTCCCATCAACTTCCCATGTTTCGCCTACTTTAAATTCTTTTGTTTCTTTACTCTCCTCTTCCTTCTTTTTAATTTCTTCTAACTCTTCCTTGTACTGATCGCGTTCTTTTACAACCTTGTCGTATTCCGCTTCTGATACTCCGCTTTCTTTTCCACTTCCACAAGCCGTCATTGATAAAGCCATTGTCCCTACGAGTAACATTGATAAAATTTTCTTTTTCATCCTCATATCCTCCCATTCGTATGATACCAACATTCTACCACAAAAAAGCGTAAAAAGAAAGAAGTAGACTAGGCTACCTCTTACCTTTATTAAATGCACTATTTTTATATGTATTCCACAACCCTGCTGTCGAATATCGGCTTTGTGATAACTCGAAAATCAGTCTTGCTCTTGTCATTTCAGGATTCGTTTTCCTAACATATTGCAACAATTCATCTATTTTATCCATATCGCACCTCTCTTGACATTGCACTCATTAAATCATCCAGAAGATAAATTAAATCTTCTCCATAAATGCTGATCCAGTCTGCAAGAAATTCCTCCTGTTCAATCGGAATTGAAATATTATAGGACATCATAAAACAGTGGCATAATTCGTGGCACAATACTTTTTTAAGAAATGAGCCGGATAACAAATCTGATAGATACACGCAATTATCATTTCCATCTGTAACACCAACCGTTAAAGAATCGTCACTTCTATGCAGTTTTTCACTTGAAGCATTTACAAATTCAATGTGCCACATTCGATTATTTATTATAAACGTCATATTATCACCTACTTAAAAAGGGGTCTGATTCGACCCCTTAATCTTATACTACCTTCTGCGCCAATACCTGCAACTTATTCTTGAGAAGAGTTTTTTCTTCATTGGATGCATCAGAAATCATTTCTGTAATGTCACTTCCAAGTTCAGACATGTATTTCTCAAGCTCTTTCATTTTTGCTTGTTTGTCCTCTGTGCTATTTCCGTTATGAAGTTCTTTCGCTTCTGTGTAATTTCTTTTTGCCATCTCGTATCGGGTGCTTGTGCCATCGTTGAAACGTGTTTTTCCGTATCCTCTACGACCACCAGAATAGTTTCCGTTACCAGAATTTGGAGTCGGTGCACTTCCGGAATCACCGGAATAATACATGCGTCCTTCGCTTCTATCCATATCCCTGTAATATTCCGCATCTTCGTCATACATTTCCGGCATCATGTAGGAATATGGAGTATAATTACGTCTACCATCACCACGTCTCATAAAACGACCGCTTGTTTTACTTCGCGGCTGTCCACGGTAAAATCTTCGTGCCTCTTCGTCTTCCATGCCGTATTCTTCTTTCAGCATTTTCAGAAAATACTTTTCAGATTCTTCCTCTTCTTTTTCTTCCTTATCCATCGCTTCAATGATACGATAATCCTTATCATAGCATACAATGTTTTTAATGATTTCAGACCAAGCCTTTAGCTCTTCAACTTCTGACAAATTGAGATTGTCAATTCCTTTTCCTTCTACCTTTGATTTCAGACATTCTGCTATCTGTTTTGCAAATTTATGCATTATGCGTCACCTCCTGTTGGTGTTACTGCTGTTCCCTCTCCATTAATTGCCCTCAAATTTTTTGTTGTGCAACAAACTCTTTTACACAATCTGAATGTACCGGAATCTGCGGATGTATGAACAACTGTTGCATATCGCGTTCTGGTTTTAATACCGCATGCTGTAACTTGGTCACACCCCGGCTGTGTGAGTGGATATAGTACTGCTCCGGTTCCAATTTGAATAAAAACAGGAGCATTGATTACTGTTGTATCAGGAATCGCCTGTCCAACAACGATACAATATTTTTCATTATCGTTATAAGAGCCTGCCGGAATTCTTATAACAAGACCTGTTCCGGCTGTGTATACGACTGATTCTGAAATAATCAAACGATTACAAAGCCGGCAAGTATTTTTACAAGCCATAATATTTTCCTCCTTAAATCAATATGGGATAAGCCTTTAGACCTATCCCATAGAAATGTTATCAGCCTAAATCGGCGAGTTTATTTAATTACGCGCATCCACAACCGCAAGAGTTGTAGTTAGGAAATGTGACTGGCTGTGGCGGTTGAACCACGTAAGCCGGTTGCGGACAATCAACTCCAAGTCTTCGGATCAATTCCGCTGTCTGTGCATCCTGACTAGCAGTGATGTAAGCATTCTGAGCTGTCTGAGAAGCCTGGAACTTAAGGCTCTGATTTTCAGCCTGAAGAGATGCAATCTTGTCCTGTGTTAAGAAGTCAAGGATTGCTCTTGTTCCTGCGTTCTGACCCTCGATAATATCTTTCGTGCTGTTCTGAATCACGTTTCTTGTGTCGCAAGCCTGAGTTGCAATGTCGTAACGAACTTGTGAAATTGCTTCTCTGTTATCACAGCAGCACTGAGCCAACTGTGCAGAAAGATTACAGAAGCCACGTTCTACGCCGTTAAATCCCTGCATCATTCCCATGTTTGTGTTGTTGAAACCGTTTGTGATTGCATTATTTAACGCATAGGTGCTGTCGCAAATTCCTTGCTGCAAAGCGTTAATTCCAGACTGCAAGTTGTTCAGAGCAAATCCTTCATTGATATCTGCTCTTGTTGCAAGTCCTTGTAATCCAGGTGAATTTGCTCCACCATTACCACCGAAGCCAAAACCATTACCGCCCCATCCGAAGATTAAGAGAATAATGATCCACCATGCCCAGCCGCCATCTCCGAAACCATTTCCGTTGTTTCCATTTCCATCAATAGATGCTACCAATGGAACGGAACAATTACCTGTATTGAACATATTAGATGTCCTCCTTATTTTTTATTCATAAAGAGGAACTTAAGTATTATGCCGGCAACCTCTAATATGCTACATTCCTAATTGCTGTTTTACTTTTGTTATCGCTTCATCCGGGTTTATCCCTTTTTCCCTGCATAAATTTCTTGCGAGTTCTTCAACCCCTTTTGAATCTCCTTTTTGTGCCATTTCAAACGCGTTTTTCATAATCGGATTATTCATAGACGGATTATTCCCCATCATCTGTTGAAAAATCTGCTGCGGATTCCCTCCATTTTTCATCATTTGACCAATCATCATTAAGGGATTCATTGTGCTTCACTCTCCTTTTTAGTCCTAGAAACCGCTGTTTTAGTTATAGGTTTAGACATAGATTTTTCTAATTCTTCTATCTTGTCTTTTAGTTCATCAAACCTTTGCATAAATACCTCTGTAACCTCGTTATCCATTCCTATTTTCATTTCTGTAGGTGAGGATATAGAATTGCTTTGTTGTTCTTCTAAAACTGGCTTAAAAACGACCGTAGCGATTGTTCCGTTTGGTGTCCATGATTTTAAATAAATTTCCGACATATCTTTTTTAGGAAAAATCGCAACGCTTCCATCCATCGGAACGTCATTTGCTGTAATCCGATCTACAGAATCCACAACTTTTCCATTCAACCCTATAGGCATTTGCTGAGTCTGCATCTGCATTTGTGGTTGTTGCAATGTCTGTTGATATTGTTGTAAACCTGCCAACCTATCCATATAAGGCTGTTGCGGATTGTATTGCTGTCCGTAATTATTCATTTGTGGATAATATTGCGGATAATTCTGCATAAGGATTTTCCTCCTTTATATCTTCTAACACTTCTTGAAATGCATGAACAGCGGTCGATTGACAACCGATCGGCATTTTCTGCATTTCTTTGTTCGCAAAAACTCTTTCTAAAAATTCATCGGTAAGCATAAAATATACCTCCTTATGCTTAAATTTTCGCATAAAAAAAGAACGCACTAACACAGCGTTCGCTTAATATTCAATATACTTTTTACTTAAAGGAAAACTAAAAGAACACCATAACCATTTTCCTTTCTTTTAGCTTTTGATTACCTTTTTGATTACCTTCTGTTTTTTCAAAAAATAAAAAATGCTGAAAACCCGCATATTTTCAAGGCTTTCAGCACTTTAAAAAAGTGACTCCGAGGGGAATCGAACCCCTGATTCCAGCGTGAGAGGCTAGCGTCTTG